CGTCACACTAAGTCTGAGTTTGCTTCTTATCTTCTGCCTGCTTGGTTTTTGGGTAAATATCCGCACAAGAAGATTATCCAGACCTCACACACTGCAGAACTTGCGGTAGGTTTCGGTCGAAAAGTACGTAACTTAGTGGATCAGGAGATATACCACGACATATTCCCTGATTTGCACCTGTCAGCCGACAGTAAGGCAGCAGGACGATGGAACACGAGCAAGGGTGGCGACTATTTCGCTATCGGTGTGGGCGGTGCGGTAACTGGTAAGGGCGCGGACCTACTGATTATTGATGACCCGCACTCGGAACAAGAGGCGGCGCTAGCTGAGACTAGCCCAGAGATATACGACAAGACTTACGAGTGGTACACCTCGGGTCCTCGTCAGCGTTTACAGCCGGGCGGAGCTATCGTGATCGTAATGACGCGTTGGTCGCTCAGGGATTTGACAGCTAGGGTGCTCAAGTCTTCGGCCCAGCGAGGCGGAGACGAGTGGGAAGTTATTGAGTTCCCTGCCCTGATGCCCTCGGATAACCCGCTGTGGCCTGAGTTTTGGTCGGAGGAAGAGCTTAAGGCGCTACGGGAAGAACTGCCCAACGGCAAGTGGATGGCGCAGTACCAGCAGCAGCCGACATCCGAGACATCAGCCATAATCAAGCGAGATTGGTGGCAAACGTGGGAGAAAGAGGACCCACCACCGGTAGACTTCATCCTGCAGTCGTGGGATACGGCGTTCGAGAAGACTAACCGGTCGGACTACTCAGCCTGTACTACGTGGGGTGTGTTCTACCAGCCCGACGCAGAAGGGGTGAACAGGGCTAATATTATACTGCTCAACGCGTACAGGGAGCGAATGGAGTTCCCGACGCTGAAGAAGACGGCAGTGGACCAGTATTACGGGTGGGAGCCTGACGCTCTCATTGTGGAGAAAAAAGCCTCGGGGTCGCCGCTGATATACGAGCTGCGAGCGATGGGTATACCGGTGCAGGAGTACACTCCGACCAGAGGTAACGACAAGATAAGTAGGCTCAACGCGGTATCAGACCTGTTCGCTTCGGGTATGGTCTGGGCGCCCAACAGTCAGTGGGCGGAGGAGGTGATTGATGAGGTTGCGAGCTTCCCCGCAGGCGAGCATGATGACTATGTGGACTCCGTGTCTCTAGCAATGATGCGGTTCAGAAAAGGTGGATTCATAAGGTTGCCTTCGGACGAAGAGGAAGAAGATGCAATGTATAGGCGCAGAGGCGGATATTACTAATGGCTATTGAAAAAGGATTGTATGGCATGCCCGAGGGCATGGACGACGAGTTGGTAGAGGGCATGAGCGAGATGGGCGAGCCTGACGCCATGGTAGGTGTCGATGTGGTAACCGAGGGCGACCTGCCCGTGATGGTGGAGCTTGATGACGGAAGCGTTGAGATTAGCTTCGGTGAGGAGATCGAAGAAATCGACATGGCGCCTTTCGATGCGAACCTTGTTGACTACCTAGACGACCAGCAGCTCCAATCTATCTCTGGTGATTTGTGTGAGGCCATCGAGGGTGACATGGCTGCCCGCCGTGACTGGGCCGATAGCTACGTGAAGGGCCTCGACGTGATTGGCTTCAACTACGAGGAGCGTGTCGAGCCTTGGGAAAACGCCTGTGGCGTGTATAGCAATATTTTGGCGGAAGCCGCTATCCGGTTCCAAGCCGAGGCCATGAGCGAGACTTTCCCCGCCGCCGGGCCGGTTAAGACTAAGATTCTTGGTGAGGTAACCAAGGACAAAGAAGACGCAGCGCTCCGTGTGAAAACGGATATGAATTACGAACTTACAGAGGTTATGGTAGAATACCGCCCTGAACACGAGCGTATGCTGTATAGCCTTGGCTTAGCCGGTTCAGCCTTCAAAAAGGTGTATTTTGACCCCAATATTGGCCGTCAAATCGCCCTATATATCCCAGCTGAAGACGTAATTGTCCCCTACGGAGCCTCTAATATTGAGTCTGCGGAGCGTGTTACGCATGTGATGCGCAAGACAAAGAACGAGATCATCAAGTTGCAAGCTGCTGGGTTCTACAAAGAAGTCGAGCTGGGTGATCCAGTTTCCTTCTTTAGCGATATAGAAGAGGCAAAAGCGGAGCAGTCGGGTATATCCCTGACTTCAGACGACCGTTACACCATCCTTGAGGTCCACGCTGACCTGATTATTGACGGTATTGACGGCGCTGACGAGGAAGGTGATTCCGATGACCTGCAGATCGCAAAGCCTTATGTGGTAACACTTGAGAAGGGTACCGGTGAAGTGCTGGCTATACGCCGCAACTGGAACCCTGACGATTCTTTGACGCTAAAGCGTCAACATTTCGTGCACTATGTGTACGTCCCCGGATTTGGATTTTATGGACTCGGCCTCATTCATATTATTGGTGGTTACGCTAAAGCTGGTACTAGCCTTATCCGCCAGCTCGTGGACGCTGGAAGCCTATCCAATCTCCCCGGTGGTCTCAAATCTCGCGGACTACGAGTTAAGGGCGACGACACACCGATTGGTCCGGGCGAATTCCGTGATGTAGATGTACCCTCTGGCAGTATCCGCGACAATATTATGCCGCTGCCGTATAAAGAGCCTAGCCAAACCCTTCTTGCATTATTGAAGCAGATCACAGAAGAAGGCCGCCGTTTAGGCGCAATTAGCGACATGAATATCTCTGACATGAGCGCAAATGCTCCTGTTGGAACCACACTCGCTCTACTGGAGCGTACTCTAAAGCCAATGGCTGCGGTCCAATCCCGTGTCCATTACGCGATGAAGCAGGAGTTCAAGCTCCTAAGAAAGATCATCGCTGAGTACGCGCCTGAAGAGTATATGTACGTGCCTGATCGTGGTGAACCCCGCGCGCGACGCGCCGACTATGCCATGGTGGAAGTAATTCCCGTCAGCGACCCCAACAGCAGCACGATGGCCCAACGAGTGGTCCAGTACCAAACCGTGTTGCAGATGGCGCAGGCCACCCCACAAATCTACGACCTCCCACAGCTTCATCGCCAGATGATCGAGGTCTTGGGTATCAAGAACGCCGACAAGCTCGTCCCAATAGAGGACGATATGAAGCCTACCGACCCGGTAGGAGAGAACATGAATGCGCTGGTAGGAGACCCTATCAAAGCGTTTATGTACCAAGACCATCAGGCGCACATTGCTACTCACCAAGCCTTCATGCAAGACCCAATGGTCATGCAGACTATCGGGCAGAACCCCATGGCCAACCAGATCATGGCGTCACTGCAGGCTCACATCGCAGAGCACACTGCCTTCCTATATCGCCAGCAGATCGAAGAGCGTATTGGTGCGCCTCTGCCTGCTCCGGGCGAAGAGATGCCAAGAGAGATGGAAGTACAGCTAGCCCAGCTACAGTCTAAGGCGGCTATACAGCTCACTCAGGCACACCAACAGCAGGCCGCGCAGCAGCAGGCACAGCAGCAAGCTCAAGACCCGATTATCCAGATGCAACAGCAAGAGCTACAGTTGAAGCAAGCAGAGCTACAACGCAAAGCCCAGAAAGATCAGGCAGACGCAGCCATTGACGCCGCTAAGCTGGACCTTGAGGCCAAGAAGGCTGAGGCGTCATCAGCTATCGAAGCAGCTCGCATAGCTTCTCAGACAGACGCGGCTAACGCTAGGCAAGACCTAGACGAGGCCAAGGCTATTTTGGATATGGCGAAAGCCAACAGAGAGGGGCAAATGCCCCAGTAAGGAGGTGATCCGTTGTCTACTACCGTCTTTGACGTGCTGAACCAAAAAATTACGGAGCTAAAAGGCTCCAGCGAAGACTTTCTTAAATCCGGCGGGGCTAAAGACTTTGCCGAGTATAGGGAGGTGTGTGGCGTGATTCGAGGTCTTAACGCCGCATTACGAGAAGTATCAGACCTTTCGCGTAACTATATGGAAGATGACGATGACTGAGACTGTAACCGTTAGCGGGGTGGGGGCTGACGCCTCCGTCGCCCCGGCAATGACTGCGTTGGAAGAAAAGCGGCAGAAAAAGATAGCTGAAGAGATCAAAACCCAAGAGGAGTTAGAAGCCTCGATTCCGAAACCGGTGGGGTACAGGGTGCTTATTGCCCTCCCTAACGTGGAGGAGACGTTTGGGGACAGCGGTCTTATTAAGGCAGACCAGACGCGGCGGGAAGAATACATCCTGTCTACGGTTGGTGTCGTGCTGGACATGGGTGCAGAAGCCTATAGCGACAAAGAAAGATTTCCTACTGGGCCTTGGTGCGAGGTAGGTGATTACGTGATGTTCCGTGCCAATACAGGTACGCGCTTCAAGGTTGGAAAGCAGGAATATCGACTAATGAATGACGACTCGATCGAAGCAGTCGTTGACGATCCGCGAGCGGTTTCGCGTGCATAAGGAATAGATCATGCCTAGACAACAAGTAGAGTTTGAATTTCCAGACCCCGATAAGGAAGAAGCAGCAGCCGCAGAAGTAGAGGTTGATATTGCTGAAGAAGAGGCCCCCTTAGAAGTAGAAGGTGCGGTCGGTCGGGAGGACATGAAGAAGCCCTCTGCAGATGACGGTACCATCAAGGCGGGTGACTTAGAAATTGAGGTAGAAGACGACACTCCCCCCGAAGATAGAGGCCGTAAGCCGTCTGAACCACCTAAAGAAGTAACCGACGACGAGTTAGAGAACTACTCTGAGAAGGTGAAAAGCCGGATTAAGCACTTTAGTAAGGGCTATCACGACGAGCGTAGGGCTAAAGAAGCCGCCCTTCGTGAGCGAGAAGCTCTAGAAGCCTATGCTAAAAACCTAATTGAAGAGAACAATAAGCTGAAGGGTTCGGTAGATCAGAGCCACAACACGCTTATTCAGTCTGCTAAGAAGCAAGTGGAAGGTGAGCTTTCCATGGCTAAGGCCCAGTATAAGCAAGCTTATGACTCTGGCGACCCTGACGCTATTTTAGAAGCTCAGACTATGCTAAATGCGGCTCAAATCCGTATGGAGCGAGTAAATGGGCTGAAACCTAGAGAAGTACAGCAGGCTGAAACTTCTTTACAATCAACAGGTAATCCTGTAGAACAGGCCCCAACGGCACCTCAACCGCAAGTCGAGCGTGATGAGAAGGCTGAAACATGGCGCGATGATAACCCATGGTTCGGTTCTGATGACGAAATGACTGCCTTTGCGTTGGGACTGCACAACAAGTTAACGAAAGACGGGCTTGACCCGCGATCCGACGAATACTACGAGAAAATTAACTCTCGTATGCGACAAGTATTCCCCGATCAGTTTGATGATGGGATAGAAGACGAACCAGAGGTACAGGCCAAGCCTAAATCTAGCAACGTGGTTGCCCCCGCTACGCGGAGCACAGCACCTAAGAAAATTAGGTTAACGCAGTCACAAATAGCTATTGCGAAAAAACTTGGAGTACCACTGGAAGATTACGCCAAACAACAGGCTGCATTAATGAGGAAACAGTAATGACTCAGAATAGACAGAATAGAGAACTAGAAACCCGTTCTAAGAATGTTCGTAAGAAGGCGTGGACGCGACCTACTGTGTTGCCTGATCCCACCCCTGAAGACGGCTACACTTATCACTGGGTTCGTATTTCAACTAACGGTCAATCTGACGCCACTAACGTCTCCTCGAAGATACGTGAAGGCTGGGAACCTGTACGTGCGGAAGACCACCCCGAGATATTTACCGATACTGTGTCAGACGACCGGTTTAAGGACAATGTCATCGTTGGCGGTTTGATGCTGTGTAAGGCCCCAGAAGAGCTTGTCCAAGAGCGAAATGCTTTCTACCAGCAACAAGCTGAATCGCAGATTCACTCGGTGGACAATAACCTGATGCGCGAAAATGATCCTCGTATGCCCCTGTTTCACGACAGGAAATCGAAGGTTACTTTCGGCAGCGGAAATTAATTTTTAGGAGCTATTACAATGGCTACATCTGCAACCCCTTACGGGCTAAAGCCTGTAAAACGTGCTGACGGAATGCCCTATGCGGGCGCCACGTCTCAGTACTTGATCGACCCTGCTGGTGAGGCAACTAACCTGTTCTATGGTCAAGTTGTTATTATCGGTGCGGACGGCTACATCGCCCTCGCTACTGGCGACGGTTCTGACCTGACTACTAACTCTATTAGTGGTACTAGTGGTGTTGGCGCAATCGGCGTTTTCGTTGGTTGTGAATATGTCAACGCTCAAGGCCAGACTATCTTCGCTCAGTACTACCCAAGCGGCACTGCTAATGGCGGAGCTATCAAGGCTTACGTTGTTGACGATCCAAACGTACTTTTCCAAGTACAAGCGGATGCTGCTATGGATCAGTCTGACATCGGTGCGAACGTGTACTTTGCTGCGGTTCAATCCACGTCTACTGGCGATACAGCTACAGGTAACTCAACTTCTGCGGTAGTTGGTGCCACTCAAACCACAGCAGCGGCATTCCGTGTTGTTGCGGCGGTATCTGATTTGACTGAGTCAAACCCAGATATTCTGGTTAAGTTCAACCCCGGCGGTCATCAAATGACCAACAACGTCGGCATTTAAGGAGTATTTAACTAATGGCTATTTCAAGAGCGCAACTCCTTAAGGAGCTACTACCGGGTCTAAACGCCCTCTTTGGCCTCGAATACCAGAAGTATGGTGATGAGGCTGCTGAAATCTTCGAGACTGAATCTTCGGAGCGGTCTTTCGAGGAAGAAACTAAGCTGTCTGGCTTTGGCGCCGCACCTGTTAAGGGTGAAGGTTCTGCCATCGACTACGACAACGCGCAAGAAGCGTGGACTGCTCGTTACACTCACGAGACAGTTGCAATGGGCTTCTCGCTGACTGAAGAAGCAATCGAAGATAACCTCTACGATTCACTCTCTTCACGTTACACGAAGGCTCTCGCACGTGCGATGGCGTACACTAAGCAAGTTAAGG